GCCGCCCGTTTAAAGCGATCCAGACAGAGAGCAAATCTCTGTCTGGCAGTATTCGCGACACGCAGAAAACCCTCAAAGAGCTGAACACCCAAGCGGGACGCGTTGAGGGCTTTCGCAAAACGAGCGGCCAGCTCGCCGTCACCGGCCAAGCATTAAAGAAAGCTAAGCAAGAAGCCGCCGAGCTGGCTATCCAATTTAAAGCCACCGAAAAGCCAACACGCGCACAGGCGCAGGTGATGGAGTCAGCCAAGCGCGCCGCCTCTGAGCTACAGCTAAAATATAATGGCCTACGCCAATCCGTACAGCGCCAGCGCCAAGAACTACAGCAAGCGGGTATCAATACGCGCACGTTATCCAACGATGAGCGCCGCTTAAAAGCCTCGGTCAATGAAGCGACCGCCAGCCTCAATCGACAGCGCGAAGCCCTCGCACGTAACAGCCAGCAACAAGCCAAGCTCAGCCGGATTAATCAGCGCTATCAGAGCGGTAAAGCGCTCGCCGGTAATCTGGCGGGAGCCGGTGCCGCTGGTGTGGGTATGGCGACGGCGGGCATTGTGGCCGGTGCTGCCGTATTAAAGCCCGGTTATGACTTTGCACAGAAAAACTCGGAGTTACAGGCTGTACTCGGTCTAGATAAATCGAGCGCGGATATGTTGGCGCTGCGCGGTCAGGCGCGCCAGCTCGGCGACACTACTGCCGCCTCTGCCGATGACGCTGCCGCCGCGCAAATCATTATCGCTAAGTCAGGCGCAGATAAAGACGGCATTCTCGCCGCCACGCCGACCACGCTCAATATGCCACTGGCGAACCGTCGCAGCATGGAAGAAAACGCCACGCTGTTGATGGGGGTTAAATCGGCGTTTGGGCTGGCTAACGATAAGGTGTCGCATATTGGGGATGTTATCTCCGCAGCCATGAACAAAAGCGCCGCCACTTTTGACGGTTTAAGCGATACGCTCACCTACGCCGCGCCGGTTGCCAAAAATGCCGGTATCAGTGTCGAGGAAACCGCCGCCATGGCGGGTGCGCTGGCTGACGCTAAAATCACCGGCTCGATGGCGGGGACGGGAAGCCGCGCAGTCATCACGCGCTTACAAGCGCCAACCGGTAAAGCCCATGACGCTATCAGCGAGCTCGGCGTTAAAACCGCCGACCGCAAAGGCAACATGCGCCCGCTGTTTACCATCCTCAAAGAGATGCAAAAAAGCTTTGTTAAAAACAAGCTAGGGGATACCCAGCGCGCCGAATACATGAAAGCGATTTTCGGTGAGGAAGCAAGTTCAGCAGCGGCGGTGCTGATGACGGCTGCCACCTCGGGCAAGCTCGATAACCTGACCAAAATGCTACAAAACTCGGACGGAAAAACCGAGGAACTGGTCAAGGTGATGCAGGACAACCTCGGCGGGGATTTTAAAGAATTTCAGTCAGCCTATGAGGCTGTGGGTATCGACCTCTTTGACCAGCAAGAGAGCTCTTTACGTCAGCTCACCCAGACCGCTACGAAATACGTGCTTAAGCTCGACCAGTGGATACAGAAAAATAAAGGGCTATCCCAAACCATTCTAAAAATTGCCGGTGGTGCGGTCGCTATCATTGGCGTCCTTGGTGCGATTGGTCTGGTAGCGTGGCCGGTGGTGATGGGGATTAATGCGATCATTGCCGGAGCCAGTTTGCTCGGCACCGCCTTTGCCACCGTCGGTAGCGGCATTTTAACGGTACTCGGTGCACTGACATGGCCGATTGTCGGTATTGCAGCGGCTATTGTCGCCGGTGCTCTGCTTATCCGTAAATATTGGGAGCCTATCAGCGCCTTTTTTAGTGGCGTAGTGGAAGGGCTCAAGGCTGCGTTTGCGCCGGTGTCTGAGATGTTTGCGCCGTTAATGCCGGTGTTTGATTTATTGGGGCAAAAACTCCAAGCCGCTTGGAAGTGGTTCGGGGATTTGATTGCGCCGGTGACATCGACGAAAGAAAGCCTCGATAGCTGCAAAAATGCCGGTGTCGAGTTTGGTCAGGCGTTGGCGAGTGTACTGACGGCACCGCTCAATCTATTTAACGCGATAGGCAATAAAGTCGATTGGCTGTTAGAAAAAATGGGCTTAATGAAAAAAGAGTCTGCCGATATGGATGCCAATGCCAGCAAGGTCAATCAGTACGCCACCGGCGCGAACGGTCGAGGCTATTCGCCCTCGGGCGGGATTCTCACCGGCGGCTATGCCCCGGTAAAAGCGGGTGGCGCAAGTTATACCGACCAAAGCCAACACGCCTACCAGCTTGATATAAATATTCCTCCTGGCCAAAACGTGGAAGATGTTAAACGAGCTATCCGCGAAACCCTCGAAGAACGTGATCGCAGCCGTCGAGCAGCTGGTCGTTCTCGCATGAATACTGATTAAGGAGCCCTCACTATGATGTTAACGCTCGGGCTGTTTGTCTTTCAGCTCCAGACATTGCCCTACCAATCATTACAGCAAATTCTCGATTATCGCTGGCCGTCAAACAGCCGTGTAGGGCAGCGCCCCACTTATCAGTTTTTAGGTGCTGGCGAGGATAAGGTTACCTTGTCGGGCGTGTTACTGCCTGAAATCACCGGCGGCGCGCTGTCTATGCTCACACTTAAAACGATGGCCGAACAGGGTAAAGCATGGCCGCTGATTGGTGGCGATGGGGCAATCTATGGCATGTACGTTGTCGCCAGCATGACGCAGACACAAAGCGTCTTTTTTGCCGATGGCAGTGCTCGCAGGATTGAATTTAGCATGACCCTAACCCGCGTCGATGAATCGCTCGGGGCGATGTTCGGAGACCTGCAACAACAGGCCAACGACTTAGCCGGTCAGGCGGGTGAGATGGCGCAGAAAGCGCAGAATATGGCCGGAGGGTTATTTTCATGATCACCAGTATGCCTATCGCCGCCGGTGCTGATATTGCGCCCGCGTTTATGCTCACCCTCGGCGGGGATGATATTACCGACAACCTCAGCAATCGCCTGTTGTCACTGACGATGACCGATAATCGCGGCTTTGAGGCTGACCAGCTTGATATCGAGCTCGATGACGGCGACGGGCAACTCGCTATGCCCGCTCGCGGCGCGGTGCTGTCGTTGTTTCTCGGCTGGAAAGGTTCGGCGCTAATTGGTAAAGGTCAGTTTACCGTTGATGAAATCGAGCATCGAGGCGCGCCGGACACGCTGACTATTCGCGCCCGTAGCGCTGATTTTCGCGGGTCACTTAATTCCCGCCGTGAGGTGTCTTACCACGACACCACCCTCGGCGCAGTAGTGAAACAAATAGCCGAGCGCAACCAGCTCGATGCGGTGCTGGCGAAAGGCTTTGCTGAAATTGCGATCCCTCACATCGACCAGTCTCAGGAGAGCGATATTAAATTTCTCACCCGTCTGGCCGAGCGCAACGGTGCTGAGGTGTCAGTCAAAGCGGGCAAACTGTTATTTCTCAAGGCGGGGAACGGTGTGACGGCCAGCGGCAAACCTATCCCGATGATGACTATTGAACGCAGCGACGGCGACCGGCACCAATTTGCGATCGCCGACCGCAATGCTTACACCGGCGTGACCGCGAGCTGGTTACATACCAAAGACCCGAAGCCGAAAAAGCAAAAGGTGAAGCTACAGCGTAAAGCTAAGCCTAAGCACCTGCGCGCCCTGCAACACCCCAAGGCCAAGCCGTCCAAAGCGAACCCGAAAGCAGCCAAGCCACAGGAAGAAAAACAGGGCGAGTATCTAGCCGGTGAGTCCGATAACGTGCTGGCAATAACGACAATCTACTCGACCAAAGCGCAAGCAATGCGAGCCGCACAATCTAAGTGGGACAAACTGCAACGCGGTGTGGCTGAGTTCTCTATCAACCTCGCCATGGGGCGCGCTGATTTATATCCAGAAACGCCGGTCACGGTGAAAGGGTTTAAGGCCGTCATAGACCAGCAGGCATGGACGATCACTAAAGTGACCCACACCCTCGGCGATGGTGGCTACACGACGGCGCTAGAGCTTGAGGTTAAGCTGTCTAATGTTGAGTATGAGGACATCAGTAACTGAGACGATCAAACAGACATTTGCGAGAAAAAAACCATTTAACTCACATTTTTGAATTTAAATTACATTTATTGAGTTTAATGGTAAAATTCGCATACTAAATTTTGAGAACTGGAGGTTACTATGATGCATTGTCCAATTTGTCGCCACGCGGCACATGCACGCTCAAGTCGCTATTTAAGTGAAAATACTAAAGAGCGTTACCACCAGTGCCAAAACATCAATTGCAGTTGTACGTTCGTAACGATGGAGTCAGTTGAGCGCTACATTATGACACCAGGAAAAATTACGCCGGTAGCTCCCCACCCTACTCGCGATCAACAAGTACAGATGTGGATATGACTTCCCCACTACCAGATATACGAGAGCCTGCCTTTGCAGGTTTTTTTATGCCCTAAAATGCATAAATAATTAAAACGTATCTGGGAATTTATTTAAATAAATAATGAAATATGATGAGGAAGAGCCGAGGGGAAAAATTAAGGTCGCCAATCTGCCGCCATTTTGCCGCCACTGGGGCAAATCGCAGACACAAAAAAACCGCCTCTCGGCGGCCACGACACTGCTTTATTGCTTTGATTATTCTAGTAAATTTCCTTGGTACCCGGGACGAGACTTGAACTCGTACAGCCTTA